ACTTAGTTAGCTTTTATAATGTAATATGTGAAAGATAATTTGTGTTGGTGATGCTATGAGCATATAATGTTGATTTCACTGCGAACAACTGAAGGTGTGAAGTGGGGGGGTCTACCTCTCTAAAATTTACACCTAATTTTTCAGATAGCCACCCATTTTTATATTGTTCTATTAAATTACAAATTATAGTTTACACCCATTTTTTCATATAGACATCTATCATTTATACTCATTTTTTAAGATAGCCACTCATCTTTAATATGGTCTATTATACTAACATTTTCATTATAACCACCATCATCTATTTTCATATTATGGTTAATCTATATTCACCATTACACTATAAAAATTTATATACATACACTATACCTATTTATCATTATTACATATCTTTCATTATAGCCACCCATATATACATTCCCATATACTACATTACTGTCTGTTCCTAACCACATCTATACTTATACCAATTTTCATATTATGGTCTATCCATTATTATACTGGAAACTCTAAAACTACCTTACTCACCATATATTATACAAAAGTTATACTTTTCACCAAAGGTTTCTATAACTGTTTTCCTTTTTCCAGAGAATATAAAATTTTTACCTAAATTTTCAAGCAGGCACCCATAGTTATCCACAATATTATAAAGTTATCCACATAGTTATCCACAATACTAGGCACTATTTTATAGCAATTATGTACAAAATTTAAAGTAAAAATAATTTTAAATTTCAATTATATTTCTCCAGGACATGTAAAAATTTATAAGAAATTTTAATTTACCACCTCCTCGAAATGTATATTTTTTCTCTTTATATAGTGGGTAGGTTGGGGGCTGCGTATGCGGACTCTGACCTACACCCAATATTAATATTTTTTATTAAATTTAATTTTAAAACCTCCTCGAAATGTATATTTTTTCTCTTTATATAGTAGGGACTGGTGATAAGTGGAAAAATCTAAATTTACTTCTTGGAAAAAAGACGGTAATGGTAAAAAGATATTTAAGAAGTTAAGGAATAAATATGAACGCAGGAAAATAAAAGAATACATAAGGAGGGAATACTATGACGAAAAAGGCACAAATCTTGGCTGATACGCCAGATGTAGTCTCTCCTGAGGATAACAGATGGTGGGAACGTTCTGCCAGTAAACCAACATTTGATACACCAGAAGAACTGTGGGAATGTGCTTGTGAATACTTTAAATGGGCACAGGACAATCCGTTATACGATATTCGGCCATTCCAGTTTAAGGGTGATGTGGTGTTTAAAGCTGTTCCTAAGAGAAGGGCATTTTCCATTCCTGGATTATGCAATTTCCTTAAACTGACTATGGGTAAATGGGCTTATTTAAAGGCCAAGAAGGAAGAGTTTGCAGAGGTAATAAATAGGATAGAGCAGATAGTGTTCCAGCAGAAGTTTGAGAATGCAGCTGCTAACCTGTTGGATGCAGTGATGATATCCAAGGACTTAGGGCTGAAGGATGCTCATGAGTTAAGTGGCAGCATATCCACCAATAACAAGTTTGACTTCTCCAAGGTTAGTAACGATGAGATTAAGGACTTAATCAAGGCAATGGAAAAAATGAAGATTGGTGGGTCTGATTAAAGTTGGCTCAAATATATTCTACAGGTGGTAAGCGTAGAGATTCATTTACCGCTCAAGATATTGCCAATAAGGAAAGGCTGGCTGAATTCTTTTCATTATACGGACATTTGTTACAGGCTGAATACTGCAGACGGGAATTTGCCTATTTCATCAAGACCATGTGGGGTGAGTTATCCTCAGAGGAACTTAAGTGGAACTGGCATATGGAGTATATTGCAGAAATATTATCTCGTATAGCACATAGGGTGGCAGATGGATTACCCAACGCTGGTGATTTGATAATCAACCTGCCACCTGGTTCCAGTAAATCATCCTTGGTCAGTGTTATGTTTCCAGTATGGTGCTGGACTAACTGGCCATGGATGAAATTCATAGTTTGCAGTTATAGTGGTGCACTGGCATTAGAACAGGCTGAATTGAGCAGGGATTTAGTGAAATCAGACACATTTAAAACATTGTTTCCGAACATAAACATTAAACGGGATAAAGACACCAAGTCCAACTTTAAGATTGAAGTTAAGAATTATGATGGTTCTACTACAGTAGGTGGTAACAGGTATTCCACTTCAGTTGGTGGTACCTTGACTGGATTTCATGCTCACATATTGATAGTTGATGACCCGATAGACCCTAACAGGGCAGTATCAGAAATTGAGCTTAACAAGGCCAACAGGTGGATAGACCAGACACTGTCCACTCGTAAGATAAACAAAAATGTAACTCCTACTATCATGATTGCACAGAGATTACATGAAAATGATCCAGCTGGACATATTATGAGTAAAGAGAACAAAAAATATTTTAATATTTGCATTCCAGGTGAAATAAGGAATTATAGACATAAAGTTAATCCACCAGAGTTAATTCAATTTTATAGAGATGATTTGCTTGATCCTATCAGAATGAACTGGGATGCATTACAGAACCTTGAAATAGACCTAGGACAGTACGGATATGCCAGCCAGATAGGACAAGACCCTATTCCAGCTGGTGGTGGGTTGTTCAAGGTGGATAACTTCAATATAGTAGATGAAGTAGAAGATAAGATAGCTATAACCGTTCGTGCTTGGGATAAAGCAGCCACTGCTGGTGGCGGGGCCTATACTGTCGGTGTCAAGATGGCCAAGACAATAAATAATAAATTTGTAATCTTGGATGTAATCAGAGGTCAATGGTCAACCGATAAAAGGGAACAGATAATTAAGGACACCGCAGAGATGGATGGCAGACGAACGATAATATACATTGAGCAGGAACCTGGTAGTGGTGGTAAGGATAGTGCTTTAGCCACTATAAGGAATTTAGCAGGATACTCTGTATATGCCGATAAACCAACTGGTGATAAGGTTTACAGAGCAGACCCATATAGTGTACAGGTTAACAACGGTAATGTGTTTTTAATTAGGGCACCATGGAATTATGCATTTGTAGAGGAACACAGGTATTTTCCGTTAGGCAAATATAAAGACCAGGTGGACGCAGCAAGTTTAGCTTTTAGTAAGTTAACAGCTACAAGACGTGCTGGCCCTATATTAAGATAGGTAGGTGAAAACATGCCAAGAACCAGCAAAGTTAAAGCATTAGAGGAAAGAATAAATACGTTAAGTGCAATAGTTGGCAGGGCCAATCTATTGGCTAGACTTGGCTTTTCCTATGGTGGAGAACGGGATATTTACAATGCTTTAGGTTATCCTAAGAATTTAACTTTTAATGATTATTATGCACAGTACAAACGACAAGATATAGCCAAGGCCATTATAGACAGACCAGTAAGTGCTACTTGGAGAGGAAAGATAAGCGTTATTGAAACTGAGGAAAGATATACAGCATTTGAAGAGGGCTGGGACAAACTCGATAAACAGCTAAACTTGAGAGCTAAATTTGCTCGTGTGGACAGGTTAGCTGGTTTGGGCCACTATGGTGTTTTGCTATTAGGTTTGGACGATGTCAAGGCTGTTACCGATATGGCCAATCCAGTAAGAAGCGGTAAAAGGCAGTTGAAATACGTTAAGCCATTATCCGAAGCAAGTGCTGCAATTCAGGAATGGGACAACAACCCAAACAGCGAAAGATACGGATTTCCTCAAATATATCAGTTAACACTTGAATTATCAGATTCCTCCACAATTACTGTAAATGTTCATCATAGCAGAATTGTCCATATACCTGGACAATTGCTAGAAGATGAAGTAAATGGATTACCTAGACTTGAAGCCGTGTTTAATCGACTGTTAGACCTTGAAAAGATTGTAGGTGGTTCCGCTGAAATGTTTTGGCGTGGAGCCAGACCTGGTTTCCAAGGTATTGTATCCGAAGGCTACAACATGACTGATGAGGATATAGACGAATTACAGAAGCAGTTAGATGAATATGAACATGGCTTAAGGAGATTCTTAATAAACAGAGGAGTAAGCCTTGATGCATTAGCCCAACAGGTATCCGATCCAAGAAACCATGTTGATGTCCAGTTACAGATGATAAGTGCCATAACTGGAATTCCACGAAGGATATTAACAGGAAGTGAACGAGGAGAACTAGCCTCTACCGAAGACAGGAACACTTGGCTTTCCATGATACAGGAACGTAGGGAAGAATACGCCGAACCTGTCATATTGAGGCCCTTCATAGATAAATGCATAGAATTTGGCGTTTTGGCCAAACCACAGACTGATTATACAATCCAATGGACTGATCTGTGGGCAGCTAGTGAAAAGGAATTAGCTGACATAGGACAGATTAGAGCTTCTGCTCTTAAAGACTACCTCATGGTTCCTGGAGCAATGGATGTTATACCCCCAGACGTATTCTATGAGAAATTTTTGGGCTTGGGCAAAGATCAGATAGACCTTATAAAGGAATTACAGCTAAAAGGAATCGATGAGGATATTAGGGGCAGCGCAACCGAAGAGGAAGAGGATTTGTTAAATGAGCCTTCAAACGCTGAGTGAAGCTGAAAAAAGAACCTTGATAACCAGATATGATCCAACACGCACTACCACATTACGAAATCAGTTTGCCAGGAATATGCGTGGTAGGTTTGATAGAGTATGTGCAAAGATAAACAAAGCCATAATTGAACAGGATTGTTTTGGCATGCTATCAACCTATCAGGATATTCCACCTAGAAGGGCATATGATTTTCCTAGGAGTCAAGATAAGATAGCTGAATTCTTGAACTGGTTACAGGAGCAAATTGACAATGATATTCTTGAGGTTATACCAGGTGCACAGTTAGGACAGGCCATAGAACGTGCTTGGACTAATAAGTTTATACAGAGTGCATTTCAGAAAGGCATTTATATGGCCAGACAGGAATTAAAAAGAGCAGGATATCCTGTACCAGACAATTTACCAGAAATAGATGTGATCTTTAATTCTCCTTTCTATTTAGAAAGAGTGGGTTTGGTGTATACCAGAACATATACTGACTTAAAGGGAATAACAGATGCTATGGCCAGTCAAATAAGTAGAGTATTAGCTCAAGGAATGGCTGAAGGTAGAAATCCAAGAGAAATAGCCAGAATGTTAACTAAAACAATAACAGGCCCTTCAGGAGATTTAGGACTAACAGACATATTAGGCAGATTTATTCCAGCTAAGAGACGTGCAGAGATGTTAGCTAGGACTGAAATAATAAGAGCACATCATTTAGCTAAAGTACAGGAATATCGTAATTGGGGGGCAATTGATGTGCAGGTAAAGGCAGAATGGGTTACAGCTGGGTATAATGTTTGTCCAGAATGTGCAAGTTTAGAAGGACAAGTATTTGACTTAGATGAAGTAGAAGGTATGTTACCTAAGCACCCTAATTGTTTTATCAGCTGGCTTGTGCCTGTCTATACACCAGAAGGTTGGGTAAAGATAGGCAATATTAAAGTAGGTGATAAAGTTTTAACACATAAAGGCCGATTTAGAAAAGTAACTGAAGTTATACGAATACCCAATCAACGTCCTTCTGTAGTTGAGCTAAACATTAAGGATATTGGCAAAGTAGAAATAACAGAGGATCATCCAATATTGGTTATTACTAAAGAAGGCAACAAAGAATGGAAACCAGCTAAAGATATTACAACTGACGATCAAGTATTGAAATTAACTATTATAGACAGTAATTATGGTTTCATTCCACAACCAATACTTAATGTACGAAAATACATACCATACAAAGATAGAATATTGCATAATCTATCAGTTGAAGAGGATGAGTCTTATGTGGCAAAAGGCATTGTGGTTCATAATTGTAGATGTACTATAGTTCCTGTGGAAGTAGAAGAAGGGGGTGATTAAGATACCTTGGACAGTGGAGGATGTGGATGAATTTAAGAAAGGTTTAACGGATAAGGAAAAACGCCAATGGGTTGCAATAGCTAATTCAGCCTTAGAGCGATGTCTAAAAGAAGGAGGTGATCAGCAAACTTGTGAAGTAAGTGCAATTAAGCAAGCTAATGGAGTAGCAGGTAACAAAGAGAGCACTTATAGTGAGATCACAGCTATGTCTCCTTATACCATTGCTGTTAGGAAACATCAAGGTGAAAAACACTTGGTCGTTCCTGTAGTAATGATGGTAGAAGGAGTACATAATGGCAGTCATGGCCCATTATACCACCCAGCAGAGGAGTTAGGTAAGTTTCCAGAGTCATGGAATGGCATACCAGTTATAGTTAGACACCCTCAAAAAGATGGTGTTTATGTTTCAGCCAATTCACCAGATATAGTAGATGATCAAGTCATTGGTAGAGTATACAATACTAAGTTTGAAGATGGTAAGCTTAAAGCTGAAGTGTGGATAAATGAACACAAAGCATCGTTGGTCTATCCAGAAATACTTAGTTGTTTAAGGAAAGGCCAACCAATTGACGTAAGTGTTGGTGTATTCACTGAAGATGAACTTACTCCTGGAGAATGGAATGGTGAACAATATATAGGAATTGCCAAAAATCACAGACCAGATCATTTAGCATTGTTGCCCAATGAAAAGGGAGCATGCTCACTTGAGGATGGCTGTGGTTTGGGAATAAATAAAAAGGAGGGAGATGAAGATAGTGTGAATTATGTTAACGAAGTGTCTTATAAAGGTGCTGTATGGTCTAATACAACTTCAAATGATATCGGTACTTATAGACTGTCTTACAAAGGCACTGAAAGCACCGAGTGGTCTGGTGTTACATTGCAGGACTTTGGTGTAGAAGGCAGATGGGAAGATTTACCTAGGGAAGAGAGAGCAAGGATAGCCTCACATTTCCTAATAGGTGATGCAGACGCTCCTACTTTTCAGGATTTGAAACTACCAGTAGTCAACCCTAAGACTGGTAAACTGAACGAAAGAGCCTTAAGGGCTGTAATAAGCGGTAGAGGAGCCATGGTAAAGGGGGTGAGCGCAGAGGAACGAAAGAGAGCACGAAGGCAAGCGTATAGATTGCTTATAGACGAGTTTGATGTAGACTTGGAAATTCCGCCAATGTCTGCATTAAAAGAAAACAAAAAAGGAGGTAGAAAAATGGAAGAGAAAGTTAAACTTCTAATTCAGTCTGGCAAATTCGATGAGAAGGACGCAGAATGGTTAGGCACTCTTCAAGAGGAACATCTTGATAAGTTAATAGACCTAACTAAAGCAGAGCCAGCTAAGATTGAGGTGAATAAGGAAGCCGTGTTAGAAGAGTTGAAGGAGCAGTTTAAGGATTTGAATGTGTATCTTGATATGGCACCTGTTGAAATACGGGAGCAGATTGGTTTTGGTATGAAGCTGTTACAGGAAAAGAAACAAGAATATATTGACTACATAAAGACCAATTCTGCATCTAACGTATTTAGTGATGATGAGCTAAAGTCTATGAAGATTTGTCAGCTTGAGAAGTTGGCAAAGGCCATTCCACCCAAGGTAGATTATACTGCTATGGGTGCACAGCAGGTTAATGTGGCTGCTAATAAAGTGAAGCCGTTACCGCCTGCAGGAATTAAATTTGATTAAGGAGGAGGGAAAATAGATAATGGCAAAGAATACGATTAAGCTAAAAAAGTATAGTGATGTAATTGAGGAGTTTGTGGCAGCTGGTGCTATAACTCCAGGTATGCTGCTTAAGCTTGATTTTAATGGTAAAGTGGCTCCTCATAATGAACCTGGCGGCAATGCCATTCCTATGTTTGCACTTGAAGATGAACTGCAGGGCAAGACTATTAATGATGCATATGCTGCCGATGATCCAGTACAGGTGTGGATAGCTGGTCGTGGAGATATTGTTAATGCAATAGCTGGTGCTGAAATTACAGCTGGAGATTTCCTAGTTAGTGCTGGGGCTGGAAAACTAAAACCAGCTGGTACTGGTTCTGCAGCACATGCCCATTCCATAGTAGGGCAAGCTTTAGCTACTGTATCTACTGCTGGCAATAGAGTAGCAGTACGAATTATATAGAAAGGAGGCTAAAAATTAGATGAGTGCACAAATGGATTTAATTACAGCAAATGGGGCGTTGGGGGAAATAGCTAGCAAGCTTGCTGCTGAGGGCAGGCTTGACATTGGAAGAATGCGTCCTTTCGTAGAACAGGATGGTCAAACCTATGTATCGGTATATGTAGGTGGTGATCCTAAAAAGGAAGATTCCTATAGGGTCATTCAGCTTAATCAGGCTGGAACTCTGCGTAGGGACGAATGGAAACAGTTAGATGAAGCTGTCCTTAAGGTGGCTGAGTCCAGACTTGGTGGATTTCAGGATTTAATTGATGCTGGGTTGGTTTATAACCTTGGCAATGCAATGGGCACTACTGTGCTTGAATACCATGATATTAGTGATACCGACCTTGAGGCCGATATTACTATGGATGGTATTACCAGGGCGCAGGGAGCCAGGCCACAGTTTACGACTCATTATCTGCCTATTCCTATAGTGCATGCAGATTATGAGATTAACGCTCGTGTGCTTGCTGCCAGTAGGAATTTGGGTAATCCTCTGGATACCACCATGGCTGAGCGTGCAGCCAGAAAAGTACAGGAAAAGCTGGAGCTTATGTTGTTTGGTGATCAAGAGTATTCCTATGGTGGTGGAACGATTTACTCTTACATAAACTTCCCAAGTGCTAATACCAAAACTGAAGTTGAACGCATACTAGGTACTAATGGTACTAATGCCTCTACTATCCTTAAACCTTGGAATGAAGCAGATGGAACCAAAATAGTCCAGCAGGTAATAGCTATGAAGCAGGCAAGCCTAAATGACAAGTTCTTTGGGCCTTGGAACCTGTACATTCCTCCTGCATATGAGACCATACTTGATGAGGATTATCAGGTTTCTGGTGGTAAAGTAATTACCATTAGGGATAGGCTTATGGCTATTTCTGGCATAAGGAACATTAAGGTAATAGACTTTATGCCTGCTGATACTGTATTGCTTGTTCAGATGACCTCGGATGTTGTGCGAGTAGTGCGTGGCATGGGCTTGCAGAATGTTGAATGGTCAACTGAAGGCAATATGGTAACGAAGTATAAAGTAATGACTATACAGGTGCCACAGATTCGTGCCGATCAGAAAGGTAAGTGTGGGATAGTCCGAGTTAAGCTTGCAGCTTAGGTAAGTACCATGTGGTTCAACCGCTATGGTGGAGTGGTAACTCCACTCCACCTAGCAAAGAAGGTGAGTGCATATGATAACAGCAACTCAAGTAAAACAAATAATTGAAACAGAATTAACTGA